TATGTGGCAAGATCTTAAGACTCATCCTTTCGTATTCGATATCGATTACGAACAGTATGACAAGAGATTGCCATCCCTGTTTATGCGTGCTTTTGCTTCAATTGTCATTGAAACGATTGATGTCGTGGATCATGACATTTGGCGCTTAGCACGTTATGTCCTTATGGAGGATGACATCAATTCATTGATGTTAGATAATACTTCCATTTGGATGAGTGAGCACTCGAATCCTTCGGGTTCTCACTTTACTACAATCATGAACAATGGTTGTAACGACCTTATGTTGTTTTACTGTTGGGTGAAGATAACAGGCGTCTCCAGTTACTCTGCGTACACTGCTAATGTACGACGACGTTTCTTAGGGGACGATGTTATTTTATCTATAAGTGACGACACTATAGGTTTTAACCGGTGCAGCGTAATAGCAATGTTACGGACCATCGGTATGGTGGCTACGGCCGCCGACAAAGCCGGCAAGGCTGTGGAGCCTTTTGGTAGCTGGGAAACCACCCAGTTTTTGAAAGGCACCACGGTAGAACTTGATGGGTTCTATATCTATGCATTGGAGAAATCCAGCATAGAGGCTTGCTTTGGTTGGACCCAGGTTGAGTCTTACGACGAGGATATCTGGTACCAGCTTGTACGCAGTCATTTGGAAAGTGCTGTACCTCATGGTCGAGATTACTATGATTACGTCAAAGATAATCTCTCCCGTGTTATGACATCACGTTCATTTCCTGCGTCACTTAGAGAATTGGTGGCTCCTTTGCTTGCCGATTCCTATGATACCGGTCGGAGATCATTGATCGCTCGAGTTGGTGGTTTGTCTACACCTCAGACACAGTCCTCGCCTGCCGAGACTTTCGCGGAATTCGTTTCACGAGAGGGAGGTAGCTTGTACGGTGCGCTGATGAAGGCGGATGTACCCCGACTTAGCCAAATTGAACATGAACTTGGTCAATTGGCTTTAAGAGTGAGAGATGCTCACCAACTGGCAGAGACTGCATTTCATGATGCTGTAGCTCTCCGTACTGATGTTGATCGTTTGCAAAACGAAACTATATCTTTACGTGATGACTTAAGTGTCACTGAAGACAGTCTTCAAACTCTGGTAATATACGTTGATTCGGTAAAACCTATCATCGATAAGTTGCCAGAGTTCGTCAAGGATTTGTTGGCTCTTGAGCCTACAATTAAGGAATTTGTAAAAGAATTCCCCGAAGTTAAGGCCACTGCTGAACATGCCGAAGAATCTGTCTCAAACCTTGAGGTTAGAGTAAGAGATTTAACGGCAGATTTCAACATGTTGGTCTCTGAGTTCAGTGTCGTCAAAGGAGACGTCAGAGAACTCCGGGGCGCGCCCAAACCTACCTATCAAGGCAGGCAAGGAGCGTTAGCCCCACTTTATTTTGCGATCACGTCAGGTGGTTCTTGGTCTGGAGAAGCTGACTACTTAGCAGTAGGAGGTGTGTCCGACGGACCGAGATGCTTGGCGCTTCCGGGTTACGGATCTGATCGCTATTTACCCGGCCAAACGTTAGTTCATGCGTCGGGTGGCTCAGGCTGGCCAAAATACATATTTATATGTGCT